CTACATTCGCAAACGAGGTGTGCCCGAAGACTTCCCTGTGATGACTTCGATCAAGACTGATGGTGTTCATTGGACAAGACCGTTTGTGTTGATTCCATTCACCTACGACAACAAAATAATAGGCTGGACTGCTAGATTTCTTGACAACAAGACGCCCAAATATATCAATCACTCACAACCGGGCTATGTGTTCGGTACAGACCTTCAACACTCAGACTGGAACCATGTGATTGTGACCGAAGGCATATTTGATGCACTCAGCATTGGTGGCCTGGCAGTGATGCACAATACCATCAGCGACAGTCAAGCCAAGCTGATTCGCAGTTTAAGCAAAGAGGTCATTGTAGTACCTGACCAAGACATGCCGGGTATGGAACTGGTAGACCGTGCAGTTGAGCTGGGCTGGAGTGTGAGCATGCCGGAATGGCCAGACCATGTCAAAGATGTCAATGACGCTGTGATTGAATACGGTCGACTGGGAGCCTTGCTAACTATAATGCAATCAAGAGAAACTAGCAAAATCAAAATTGAACTAAGGAAGAAGCAACTTGTTAAAAGAATACGGACTTGAAGTCCAAAGATTATTCCTGGAAATGATGCTGGAAGATGCACAGAGCTATGTGCGTGTTCAAAACATCTACAACCCGCAGAACTTTGACAAGAGTCTGCGCCCTGCGGCTGAGTTCATCAAAGAACACTCAGACAAACACAAGACCATGCCAGACCGCACACAGATTGCAGCCACCACCGGCATCAAACTGCAAGCAGTGCCAGACTTGAATGAAGGTCACTTTGACTGGTTCATGGGCGAGTTTGAAGCATTTACCAAACGTCAAGAACTTGAACGTGCTATTTTGAAATCAGCAGACCTGCTGGAGAAAGGCGAATTTGAACCCGTTGAAAAACTCATCAAAGATGCAGTACAGATATCACTCACTAAAGACATGGGCACGGACTACTTTGCTGATCCTAAGTCTCGCATTGAAAAATACTTCAACTCGGGCGGACAAGTAAGCACAGGTTGGCCACAACTGGACAGATTGCTGTATGGTGGTTTCAGTCGTGGTGAACTCAACATCTTTGCAGGTGGATCGGGCTCGGGCAAATCGCTAGTGATGATGAACATTGCGCTGAACTGGCTACAGCAAGGGCTCAGTGGTGTGTACATCACCTTGGAACTGAGTGAAGAACTCACCAGTTTGCGTACTGATGCTATGTTGACCAACATGAGCACCAAGGACATTAGACGGGACATGAACACAACTGAACTCAAGGTCAAACTGGTGGCCAAAAAGAGCGGCAACTATCAAGTGAAAGGCTTGCCAGCACAAAGCAACATCAACGACATTCGTGCTTACTTGAAAGAGTATCAGATCCAAACAGGCAAGAAAGTGGACTTTGTGATGATTGACTATTTGGACTTGCTGATGCCTGTCAGCGCCAAAGTTTCGCCCAATGACTTGTTTGTTAAAGACAAATATGTTTCAGAAGAACTACGCAACTTGGCCAAAGAGTTGGCAGTGCTAATGGTAACTGCTTCGCAGTTAAACAGATCCGCTGTGGAAGAAATTGAATTTGATCACTCGCATATTTCAGGTGGTATTAGTAAGATCAACACAGCAGACAACGTGTTTGGCATTTTTACAAGCCGAGCAATGAAGGAACGTGGCAAGTATCAAATTCAGTGTATGAAGTCACGAAGCTCGACCGGTGTTGGTCAAAAGATTGATTTGGAGTACAACATTGAAACTATGCGTATTACTGACGAAGGCGGAGACGAAGGCACAGGCTATAACAAGCCACAAAGCTCAATCATGGACTCAATCAAAGCCAAGAGCCAAGTCAAGGCTGCTGACACTGGAGAGTCGAGTGAATCATCTCCGCCCTGGGAGCGAGCAACAGGAACCCCTGCATGGGAACAGCCACCTAAAGTAACAGCAGATGTTCAAAGTGCAAAACTAAAACAACTGCTAGGGCAGATCAAATCAAATTAATTCTTTTAATTCTGGCAGATAGTCTTGCCACTTGATACCTTTGGCAGCATCTTGCTTGGCTATTTGTTTCAAGCACTCTTCCCAGTAGATTTGGTCTCGGTCGGTATGAGTAGATCCAATGTAAGTGTCAAAATCCACTGTTGACAATATTTTTTCCAAGTGTTGTTTAACACTCTGCGGCAATGAACGAGGTTGCAACCATACTGGACCGTATATAGGATTATTGCTATAAGGAATTTTATTTTGCTCAAACCATTCAACTGTTTGATTGTGATATAATATATTTAGATTACTCAATGTGTAATTTGCACTGACATTATCAGTTACTTGACGGAAAAATTTTAGATTTTCCAATAAAGTTGACCACTTCAGCGGAAATCTAAGATATTCAAATACTGGACCAATGCCGTCGATACTGACACAGAAATTTACGTTTTTGAATTTACTTAATATTTTCTTTTGATTGTCGGTGAGTGCAACACTTCCGTTGGTTACCATACTTAAAAATACACTATCGTTGCCTAGTTCAAGCATGTGATCCAGCAATTCAAAATTCTTTTTTTCGTAAAGTGGTTCTCCTCCGATGAGGCTTAACATTTTGAGTTCGGCAAAATTTACTTTTTGTTTGACTCGATTGATATCTACAAATTTTGTTGGCTGAATAGCAATAGATGGATTTGCTCGATGATTCAACTGGCTCCAACTACTGCTAGAATTGCTATTACAACTCACACAAGTGGCATTGCAAGTGTAGCTGGTAATCAATTTCAGCATGCGTATGCCGTTCTTGCTCTCTCTTGCATCTTGTTTGATGAACTGTAAATCTCGATCCCAGTAAAAATCCAATGCAGAATTTTTCAATTGCCGATCGCTTTGCAATCCCTGTTGTTCAAGATTCCAGCACTTTTGACACTCTTTGGGTTTGCCCCCCTCCAGCATCTCTGTTTTGATTTTTTCTACGTCGTACTGAACAGGCAACAAACAACAGTGCGTTTCAAATTGATTCCAATGAATTTCTCTGCCAAACCATGGCAGTACACAAAATGTGTCCATACGTATTAAGCAGTCACACCCTTGATAACAACAAAGTTGATCACAATTGCTTCTGCCAGCGGACTGGCTGAGAAGTTGGTTATACTGATTCTGCAACTGCCGGCAGCAATTGCATCCACATGAGTGTTGTATGCGCCGGCTGTGGCACCTGAACTGATGGCAGTAACAACCACATCAGTGGCAGCAATAGTACTGTTGGTAAAAGTAAAGCTGACCTCTGCAGCCGCTGCCAGTGAAGCATTGTTCATGGTAATCTGACCAGATACTTTGTTTAGTGTAACGCCAGTGCTTTTGTTTGTGGCCTGAGTTACTGTACCTCCAGCGCCGGTGCCGTATCCAATACCACCTGTGGGGCTAGTAGATTTGATAGACGATGCTGAAGTGATTTCATTGGTAAAATAGTTCAACGGACGATTTAAGTCGTAGATAGTAATAGTAGTTCCACCATCTGAAGTACTAAACGCAAACTGATATGTGCCAGTGGCAGCAAACGTGATAACACCTGCAGAATATCCTTGAATACCAGTTGTGCCCAATGTAACAGCCGCAGGCAATGTCAATGTGTGTGCGGTGCTGGTGACATTTATTGCAATTTGTACAATGCCTGCACTACCACTGACAGGAAAGTTACTGAAATTTAAACTGATTGAACCAGTGGTAGAAACATATTGATATTGTGCGGCGCTGTAGTCAATGGTGATAGAACCAGATGAGGCAGTATTTTGCACATAGGTATGGCTGACGTCATTTAATTTAACAGCGTATATCAAGTTATCTGCCATGTTGTTGTCCAGGGTGGTACCAGGCAAGGCAGCTTTGAAAATACCATTGTTTTGCAAGGCTGTGATTTCAGTTTCTGCATAACTGAAGTTGGTCTTGATATTGGTAAAGTTGTCCCGGAAGCCCTGTGTGTTGTTGGGCTGGCCGGCAACTGGGTAGGTGCCATCTACGTTGTTTGGATTGATTTGACTTGTCATAGGTATTCCTGTATAGTAGATATTTATTTGAACTTGAGATACACTAAATAATCCAAAGGCCCGTGAATAATGCAAAAAAAGACACGCAGTTTGTTAGAAGAATTAGACTCGTTATATGTGGAGCGTGATCGCCGCCTGATAATTGAAACCCGCGCAGACAGCATTATTGCCAGTGCTATCCGTTTGATTGAGCAAATTGAACAAGAATTTGGCTCAGAGCAAGCAGAGAATCTCACTAGAAAACTGCTCAATGCCATAAGAACCAAGGACGCTGGAAAGTTTTCGCGTTCAGTTAGGAGAACAAATGCTGATTCATGAATTAACACAACCACGCCGAGTCAATGAAGTGGTGGGTGCGGCTGCCTCAATATTGGGTGGCATAGCCAAACAAGTTGGCACTCAGGCAATAAACAAGGCTCTGGGAACAGACGTGACCTCGCAGGATGGTCCTGCTCAAAGCCGTGAGCAAGGATTTGCAAGCATGGTCAAGAGTCCCGCAGCAAAAACATTGGCCACTAGCTTGACCGCCGCCTGGCAACAAACAGTGAGTAACTTTTTGGCCAATGCCAAGGATTCTGCAGGCAATCCTGCTACCAGCTTAAAGTATGTCACACAACCTAGTGTGGATTCGTTGCTGCCTGATCTACAAGCAATGGTCAACAGAATGATTGGTGGCCAAAGGGCAAGTTTTGATTATTCAACAATGGCTAACAACATTGAAGATCCTGTGGCAAAAGCAGGCATTCAAGAAGTCATTGCAAGAATCAACGAACATATCCAAGCTATCTACAAAGCCACAGTTGAGGGAGTTGACCCCAAATCTCTAGGTGATAACTGGATCAAACTTGTGGGCGATGGAATATTGCCGGCGCAAAATGCCATGGCATATGATCGTAGATCTACAGGCATAAGCAACCGTCCCAAGTTTGGTACAGACGCAGAGGGCAACATAATGATTAGTGTTGATGGTGGTGCGTTTGAACGTTTTCTTCCACAAAGTAATCCCAAACACAAAGAAATTTCAACAAGAATGGCAGCTGGAAAACTATGATGAGATTACTAGAAGGCGGCAATGTATTCAAAGACGCACAAGGCCAACCAGTTACACGTCGTATTCAGAAATCAGAAATTCCGGCCACTGTGGCCTGGCTGGAACGTCTCACTGGCCTGGACTTGACCGAAGTCAAAGACGAATCAGGTATACCTGTCAAGTGGTTGGGCTCTACAGGACGCAAAGCAGACTCCGGCGATCTGGACCTTGCTGTGGATGCCAACGAAAGTACCAAAGCTGAACTCAAGGCCTTGTTGGACAACTGGGCAAGACAGAACAAGCAAGACCCCGCGGAGTGGACCAAAC